AATCCTCATCACTGAACTACGCAACAAGAAGAAACTTGCTGAAATTGAAGTATAGTATGTGACACTTGTACAACTGGCACTGTAAATGAGCACAGTGCCCACTTTCATGCTATGATGTCAGTATGACAAAAACAAAGATGAAGTTTCAAGATTATCCTATTCACAAACCTAGTCAAGAATGGTTTGAGAATAGTTGCAATACTTGGGCAGAACATTACAACTGGATTCTTAGTCTCAAGATTTGGAGTGATTCAGATGTAGCATGGTTTGAGGATCAGTTTAATTTCAACAAGATTTACGATGTCTAATAAAGTTTGGAAAGGTGTCTGCCTTTGTGTTATCCTATTTGTAGGAGATCCTTTCATTAACTTGCCACAGGTTAATGCTAATTATGTGCCAGATGTAGAAGTGGCACATAACACTTGTAAAACCTGAGTTTATGTGCTATGATGATTACATCAACAGTTGAGGAACAATGATTGACACTTGTAAATTGCATGATGATTTAGAAGATTTTGCATCCTATCTGGGTGTTGATTATGATGACTATTATCAAATGATTTATAGTCTTCCTGATGAAGATGAGTCTATTATTCAAGTAGAACTCACTGTCTGATTTTATAGGAATGTGTTTGCCTTAAAGTTACACAACTTTGTTCACTTACCACTTTCTTTATCATGTTTACCAACCTATTGTCTCTTGCTGCTGATCTTGCTGATACCAACTTTGCTGCTTCTCAACTGATTATGAGTCTGCAAAATGCACAAACTGGTGCAGAACTTGTTGATGCTCTTGATGCTTATGATAGTTCAGTTCTTGATAGTGTAACTGAACCTGTTGCTGTCTGATAATAAATAAGGCATCAAAGGTCCAAACTTTGAGTAAGTCCTTTACCCCTCCATGCCTCTTAATAATGCACAAACAGGAGGGTATCTGGGCACATAGCATAATGGATAATGCATCATCCTTCTAAGATGTTGATTGGGGGTTCGAGTCCCTCTGTGCCCGTTATACTTAAGAACAATGAAGACTCCAAACTGGATACACAATTCTGGTAAACAAAAAAATACTAAAGGAACCTGCAAAGGTAAGATTAAAGCACGCAGACAAGTTTTACAACACCTAAAAGAAAAATATAAAGTAAAATGATACATCAACATACTCTACAAACAGCAGCAGCATTTGATAGACTTGATGATGCTTTGCTGGGTAAAACTGATGACACTTTAAGTGAACTTATAGAGGATCTTGAGTACCTATTGTATAAGGCAAAGGAGATTCAAGGTGTTAGTGCATCAATAAATGATGGATATGACTATGATCCTGTGCCACATTGTGACCTCCCTGAGTGTTACTGATGTGCCAGTTGTAGAACCGTCACACTAAATGAGCACAGACCCCAAAAGTGTGCTATCATACATGTATGAAAAATCAAACCACTGAAATGACTGAAAAAGTTATTGATAAGATTGAAGAAATGTGCCAAGTTCTTCGCACTAACTATCAATCCTATTCTATTGCAAGGCACAGAGATTATATTGCTAAAGGTGATAGTGTAGAATGGCATCAACAGCAGATTGAGAAACTCTGTGAAGGTGAAGGTGTTGATGAGTATAATTATACCAAAGGCAGAAAGTATGCTAAAATTATTCATGTTACCAATGATAGTAAGCAACGCAGTGCTCATGCTTTTGTGGACCTGAATACTGGTGATGTGTACAAATCTGCTACTTGGTCTGCACCTGCACTGAATGGTGTAAGGTATAATCTTCTTGATGATCAATCTCGTCAAGATATGTACAAACGTGCAGATTGGGCAGGTTCTTATCTCTACAAATGATTACATTCATTCTTTGGTGGTTATTTGCAATGGTTATTGCAGTGTTTATTAACTATTCCTTACATTTGAAATGAAAGCAACTGTTTTTTGTATTTTGTGCCTTGTGGTTGGTGTTGTTGTGAGTGCAAATGCTGATCACCAAATGAAACAAGAAACTGCGAAGGAAAAGTATTGCAAAACCCTAGCATATTGGCACCCTGATTGTAATGTTGAGTGACACTTGTAGAACTGTCCACTAATGCTTGACTTTTTAGTAAATCTGTGGTATCATACATGTATGAAAGATAAGTTTATGACTGATTCCACTCTTGATCTCTTCTGTGACCATGCAGATACACAAATGGCAGAAGAGTATGCTATGGAACTTGAATCAAAAGCAGCAGAATTAGAAGTTACTGTAGATTACTACATGGCAGAGTTTCTCTGATTCTTTGACTACAAACAACAACATTATTAACAACAAAATGCTGACTATCTCTCAACCTTTCAATCATCTTGATCTGCCTAAACTTGCAGACATTCCTACTGAAACTGTAAATGGTTCTCGTAAATATGTGGTGAATGGTAAACTATTGCCTTCTATCACCACAGTTACTTCCTATCAGAATCGCAAATCTATTGCAGAGTGGAGGGAACGTGTTGGTGCTGATGTTGCAAATAAGATTAGTCAATTTGCATCTACCAATGGCACTAAGTTTCACAGTATTGTAGAGCAATATGTGAACAATTCCATTGACTTTGCAGAGTATGAAGGCAATGAACAGTATGAAGTTTCCCTGAAACTTTTCAATCAATTTCAACACTTGCTTGATAGGATTAACAATGTTCACTATCAAGAATGTGCATTGTATTCTCAACAACTTGGCATTGCTGGTCGTGTAGATTGTATTGCAGAGTTTGATGGTGAATTGTCTATCATTGACTTCAAGAGTTCTTCTAAACCAAAGTATGAATCTCAGATTCTTGGTTATTTTGTGCAAGAGACAGGTTATGCTAAAATGTATGAAGAAATGACTGGTAAGAAAGTTACTCAAATTGTAACTCTGATTTCTTGTCATTCAGGTGAAACACAAGTTTTTGTTAGAAACCCTGATGATTATGTTGACACTCTCAAGCAGTATATTGTAGAATACAACAACAAATAATATGCAAGATTGGAAATGTAGCATAAGGATGCCCTCAAACCACATACAAACTGTGTGGGTTGAGGCATACAATTATAGTGATGCTGTGTTAAGTGCAGAATCTAGCACTGGTGGAAAGTGTATCAATGCAACTCCACAGTTCTCATCATCATCTTCCGCATCTCAATCTAGTGGTGATACGGAAATCAATGGAGGTTTAGTACTAGTTGGTCTTGCACTGATGATGTTAATCTATGCCTGGAAGTGGATTCTACTTATTGGTGCCATTTCTTTGGCAATTTGGTTCATTATTGCAATTTGCAAAGAAGATTAACTCTTTTTTGCCTCAGTAGCACAATGGTAGTGCATCTCACTTGTAATGAGAAGGTTGCAGGTTCAAATCCTGTCTGGGGCTTATACCTACCACAAATGTATGGCATTTGGATGATACCATGTGCCACATGTACTAGTGTCACACGAAATGAGCACAGACCCCAAAAGTGTGCTATCATACATGTATGAAAAATCAAATTGCATCTGAGATCTTCCACTATCACACTAACTGGAAGGAAGGTAAAGTTAATCAAATGTGGATTCAACAAATCACTCCTGAGCATCAAGAATGTGATCACAAATATGTTGCTATTGCTTTCAATCCTGAGAAGAATGTGAGCATGGTGATGAGCAATCCTCGCAGTCATTATGATACTCTGCTGTGGGTTCGCAAGTTCTGTGGTTCTTTCTCTATTCTCCCTGTTTGATAATGAAAACTTACAAAGTTACAGTTGATACTAATGATGGATGTAGGACCATTTGGTATGAAAAATCAAGTGCAAAGAAAGCACCTACAATTATATGTAATAGGGTCTTTTCTCAACTTCAAGGATTAAATCTCAAAGACATTTCTGTTGATCTTTTTGTATAAATGAAAACTTTCTTTGCTGGTCTTGTTGTTGCTACTGTTGGTTTCAGTGGTATTGCTAACATTCTGAATGTTGGTCTCAATATTGTACAAACTCATGCACAACAACTTAACTCTCAAATTGAACAAATCAATGAATAAAGTTAAATCTGAAACTATGATGATTGCCTCCACTGGGCACATCAAACTAGCAGATAATGAGTGGGCAAAAGATAATTCACACATGAAAAGTGACTTTTCTTACCTATTCTCAGTGCCACAGGTTGAGTATGAAGAAAACATGCCACAATCCATTGCATTTCTGTTAGGAATTGCTGCATCTAATGGGTATGAATGGTTGATGCTAGATTCTGATGCTGATGTAATTGAAGGCATCCCAAGTTATGACTGGTGAACTATACCATGTGCCAGTTGTGAAACTGGTCGCTATATTTACCAAAACACCTAAATCCATGCTATCATACATGTATGATAAATCAAATGACTGACTTCCCCACAATTCAATCTAAAGATGGCACAATGATTGTGTCATTTTATCCTGTTAAAACTCCATTTGGTGATGTATCAAAAGAGTGGTGTTTGCAGGTATTAGAATGGGATGGCATTGAAACAATGTCTAAAAAGTATCTCAACAGGGTAGAAAAAACACTTGCAATTCGCGATAGAATTGCACATGGTTATGTGTTTGTGAAAGATAACACTGAACTTCCGCAACTTGGCAATCCTTTCTATGGTGCAGTTTGATGATTGATACTAACATTCAAATGATGATTGATGAAAAACTGAATAATATTATTGAGGTACTTGAGAGGGCAATATGTGAATCAGAGACTGCAATAGATGATCCTGAGAAAGGTTATCCCTATGCTTGTGGGTATAGTAGAGCAGCAATGAAAGGTGTACTAAATGATGTTCATTGGGTAAGTGATACCATGTGCCAGTTGTAGAACTGGTCGCTATATTTACCAAAACCCTTGAAAACGTGCTATCATACAGGTATGGAAAAAAACAAAACATTCTCAAAACTCATTTACAACATCTCAAACCCCAAATGTGTAGTGTTTGATCTAGATGCCACATTGTGCCATCATGGTGATCAATCAGGGTTTGAAGAATGTGATCAATTCCCTGCTATTGATGCTGTTGTAGATGTTGCAAAGCACTGCAAATCTATGGGTTTTGATCTAGTCATTGCTACTGCCAGACCTGATACATTTGCAGATGGCACAGCATACTGGTTGCAGGAACATTTGCCTGAGTTTGATGCACTCTACATGAAAAATGCAGATGATGATGCAACTGGTTCCACTGCTAAAGGTCATCAACTGATGGACATTCTGCGTTTTTGGGATGATATTCAGTTCTGGGTTGATGATAGTCCATTCAATGCAAAAGTCATTGAGGATCATGGTGTGCACTGCATTCGTCCTTCTCACAATGATGCTTTCTGGGCAGACTATGGGGATCAGTGAGTTAGAATCTCCTGGTAACATTGCCTATTTTCTTTACATCAGACAAGCATACAAACCTCATACTGCTATACCTACCAGACAAGAGTTGTTGATAAGAAATCCTCATTATCTTATCAAACTAGAACTAGAGAAACTGGAGAGGAGAAAAGGTATGGCAAGATTCAAACTTAGGGAAGATTGACTATACCATGTGCCACTTGTAGAACTGGCACACTAAATGAGCACAGACCCCAAAAGTGTGCTATCATACATGTATGAAAGATCAAAAAACACAAACCAATCAAATGATTTCTCTCAAAACTCCTGAAATGTCTACTAATTCAGTTATCACTTTCCCTCAAGATGTGCAGGACAAAATTGATGATCTGACTGATGCACGTTATGCTCAAGATGATATGGTTGCCTTCATTGAAGAATATGGCAATGATAATTTCATTCAATTCTATGATGAATATGTAGAGAATGGTGAGAACTATTGTTATGAAGCAGTGGATGCTTTCATTGATGAGTTTGGTATTGAAAACATTGAACATTTCACTGATGCCTATTATGGACAGTATGACAGTGAGGAACAATTTGCAGAGCAATATACTGGTGATGTGTATGGTGAACCCCCTTCACATCTTGTGATTGATTGGCAACAAACTTGGGCAACTAATTTGTCCTATGATTATGCCTTCAATGATGGTTATGTTTTTGTTAGCAACTTCTAAATCACACTTTTTCATTAACACTTTTTCACTCTAATTAACATCATGACTGCTACTCTCAACCTGCCTAAAACTGCTGCTATGGTTATGCTTGCAAAGGCACAAACTGGTGATGATCTTCTCAATGTACTTGATGCAGTTGTAGATACTCAAGAGGATCAAGTTCCTGTGGTTGAGTATCCCACTGATGCCTACATCATGGAGAATGATTATGATGATAGCATTGATTTCTGATCCTAGATGACGTCATGTGCCACTAATCAAAGTGGCACAAACATTTACCAAAACCACTGAATTCGTGCTATCATACAAGTATGATGAATGAGAAAAGCAACCAAATGCAAGTTTATGTCGTGATTGGTGGGCATGATTATGAAGGCGAATCCCTTGATTCTTTGCAACTCTTTGATTGCAAATCTACTGCTGAAATGTATAGCAAAGACCTAGAAGATGGTGAGAACAATTCTGGTCTAAATGTGGTCATAATCAAACATGATTATGTAAAAATGAGGTTGCAAGGTGTAGTGATGCACTCAATGATTGCTGCCTGAGTTATACCATGTGCCACTTGTAGAACTGGCACAAACATTTACCGAAACCCCTGAATCCGTGCTATCATACTTGTATGATGAATGAGACACAAATGACTGAGACCCAAACTTACAATGGTTGGGCAAATTATGAGACCTGGAATGTATCCCTGTGGATTCAGAATCGTCAGTTTTTGTATAACAGTGCTGTTGCATGTGTAGAGTACAAAGCAGACAATGAACTGCCCTACACTAAGTTCATCAGGTGTATGCACAATGGGGATAATTTTACCACCAATGATGGTGTTAGTTGGGATGATGAACTTGTTAACCAAGATGAGATCAATGAAATGATGTTTGATATGCACAAAGAAGAAAACTGATATGAACAATCTTGTAGATAAGTGCCTGAATCTTGCTGATCAAATGGCACAAGAAATCAATGGTGATCTGTTTTATGTTCCTGATGAAGATCTCCAACAATGCCTAAACTTTCTTAGTGAAGATAACCTCTTTGAGGTTGCATCTGAAATTGCACAATTAGCACACTTCTATAACTAACCAAATGACTATTAAGTACACTTTTGACATCAAGACTAAGCAACCTGTTTATGCTGTTTGTGAGCATGATGTTTGTATTCTTTTGACAACTTCTATTCTCACTGCTATTAACAAGATCCAAAATGTTTAGTCAAATCCTTAACATTCTAGACCAGTATGGTGATGATGTAGATGATGATTTTGTAATCAACATTCTTGACCCCAACATCATTCATCAACTCCAAGTTATCCAACAACATAACAACAAATGAAGTTCCAAGTTACATACATTGAGTTTGATCTTTCAACTGATGATGATAGTATCCCAGAGCATATTCATGAGCAAGTTCAACAAGAATTAAGAGATGAATACATAGGAACAAATTGGGATGCAGATGATGTAGATGATCTAGTTGAAGAGATCACATGTGCATCTGGTTGGTGTATTAAATCCATTGATTATGTTCATGTGCTAAGTTAGTATGAAAGAGAATAAAGTGTTTGAACTTGAGTTATGTCAAGAGGATGCTATTCGTATCCTGAAAGGTGTATGGGAATTGCGGATACATGAGTATAGCAAGGCAAGACAAGTAGATCCCAATGGTGATAAGGAAAGTGCCTGGATTGAGTATGAATATGTCAGTGCATTATGGGGTGAGTTAGATGAGAAGTTTTCCACAGTTTATGATAGTTTTCCACAGATATTGTGTTGAATTGTTAATAAATTAAATGTGTTAATAAATGTAGTGGTGTGATGTATAGTGTTTGTGTTAATTAGTGTATGTACCTGTAAATGGTGTATTTTCTAGTGATCTTGGCCCCCATTCTATCACAAACTCTCTGAAAAGTCAAGCACCCCCAGTCACTCTGAGAACTGGCACAATGCCCCTTGACAGTATAGTTTTCCACAGGTCTTAAGTGAGAATCAGTGAGAACACAGTGAGGGACTAGGATTATAGTGAAACACAGTGAATATGCCTGTGGAAAACTATAGTCAAACCTGTGGAAAACCCTGTGGAAAACTATAAGAATTGTGGAAAAATAGTTTTCCACAGGTTATAACTAACTGTGAGAATGTGTGAGAATGACAGTGTATAGGGGTTGACAAAGTGCAGTGTTTATGGTATAGTGAATTAGCAGTTGTTTTGTTATATTATGTGGGGGGTTGTGGGGTAATGCGAAAAAACAAGACTCCCCTAACCTACAGAGGTGACAATTTGAGAGAACGATATAAAGATGATTAAAAAAATTCTGAGGTCAAAAAAATCCCCCATAAGGTTAATCTATGAGGGTCTGTATGGAACTACAATTGGTCCCAAGGATGAAGTGAGATATATTGTGAGTTGCCTCAGAGAAACATTAAATATAGTTGGGTCCCATTATAGAAAAAAAATTCTCCCAGGAAAAAAATGAAATATAAGTTGATTGCAAGAGATAGGATATTTTGTGAGGGTACATTAGCAGAATGCAAGGAAGCACTCACAGGAGTTTCCAACATGATTAGTGCAGGATTCTCTACCTCATTTCAGTTAGAAGAGTTTGTGATAGTTAGTATTGGTTGCCAGAGTTGTAATTGTAAGGTATGATAGTACATTGAGGGAGCTTGCAGAATGAATAGGTATGCAGTGACTTTGTATAGTATTGTGGATGGTGCAACAGTATGGATTTCCTTTCCAGTTAATAGTCCAATGAGTTCAAAGCAACTCAGATCATATTATGAATGTCAGAGCGTCAGTATTAGTAAGGTTGAGGTATTTGGATGAATGAAAAAGAATAAGAATACCCTGTGGAGGATTGTGGCAAAGTCCCTAGGGGAAAAGAGTGGTAATACAGACAAAGAAGCAGATCAGGTTGCAGTGCTTCGTATGGTGATGTTTCTGTCAATTTTTATAACTAATGCATTTATTGTATACAATGCACTTAGGACGCATCACTTTCCAAATTATGAAATTCAATGTAAGAGGTATCATGATGGAAATTAATCAAGTACTTGCAACTGATAAAACTAAGACCACACTCAATTGGTTTGAGTATTGGATTGGTCATTGTTGGATGACAGGATGGCAAAGTATCAGAGGGTCTTATAGAATATGGGCAGACCTTATGACTAGCAATTATAAGGATTATACCCTCCTTCATGATGATGACCCATTTGCAGAGTGTTATGGATGGTTCTGGGTGTCTCTCAATGAAGATGATACCTATCCCAGATCCTTTCTAGAATATCTGATGCAGCTGGCAGAAGATGTGAGGACTGGAAAAGAAGAGTTGATTCCCTTTGATAATCTTGATGATCTTATGAAGGATCTTGAAGATGATCAGTTAAATCCAGATACAATGTATTTGAGTAACGATGAGGCGAGTTTCTCTCAAAATATTGGACCTACCCCGAATTTCTCTCATAATAAAGAGGATTGACACCAAATAAATAGTGTAGTATCATTTGAGGTGATACGTAAGTACATCACAACTTGAAATTTTTATGTCAAAAGGATTTACCGTAAAGGCAAAGCAACAAGAAGAAGAAACTCCTCTTTTTAACATTCAAGAATGTTTAGAGAGAATTAAAGGTAAAACAATTGTATTCTGTTTACCTGGAAGAGGTGTATCATATATTTTCCTGAAGAACTTTGTTCAACTGTGCTTTGATTTAGTACAGGCAGGAGCAAGTATTCAAATCTCCCAGGACTACTCTAGCATGGTTAACTTTGCTAGATGTAAGGTACTAGGTGCAAATGTGCTTGCAGGACCAGATCAAGTGCCCTGGCAAGGCAATCTTAACTATGATTATCAACTATGGATTGATAGTGATATTGTATTCAATACAGATGCTTTCTGGGCACTGGTTCAAATGGATAAGGATATTGCCTGTGGTTGGTATGCAACAGAAGATGGTAGAACTACATCAGTTGCACACTGGGCAGATGAAGCCAACTTTAAGAATAATGGTGGCGTCATGAATCATGAGATGGTAGATACCATTGGTAATAGAAAGAGACCATTCACTGCAGACTATACTGGGTTTGGTTGGGTACTGCTTAAGAAAGGGGTCTTTGAGCACCCTGAAATGAAGTATCCATGGTTTGCACCACAGATGCAAGTCTTTGAGTCTGGAGAGGTCCAGGACATGTGTGGAGAGGATGTTTCATTCTGTCTTGATGCTACTCGTAAGTGTGGTTTTGAGATTTGGTGTCATCCACAGATTAGAGTTGGACATGAGAAAACCAGAGTCATCTGATTCATGAACAAGTATCGCATTCTTTGTAATGATAGAGTGATTTATAGCAATCTTTCAGAAGAAGACATGTTTGAGGTAATGGATGAACTGTCTCAACAATATTATGAGACAGGGGTTCCCAAACCAGAAGACCTTGTGGTAGAATGTCTAAGACCCTAAGGAGATAAAATCATGGCAAAGCGTCCCTCACTGACCAATAAACTCATTATTGAAGGTAAACCAAAGAAGACACGTCAAGGAATGTCCCAACATACTAAACTGTCTTCTACCTCTAGTAATGGTGCAAAGAAAAAATACAGAGGACAAGGTAGATAATATAGATAAAGCAGGGGCAACCCTGCTTTTTTATTAGATATAGGGATGGCAACCCCTTAAAAAGTTCTAATTCATCAGAATTAGGAGCAACTATGTCAAACTTACATACAGACAGAGATCAAAATTACATGTATCAGATGTGGGGGACTACAAAATTAGTCACTGATTACAATAAACCCACAAATTTAAAGACAATTCAAGAAATTATGCATGATGATGTTCCAAAAAGCAAGCATTTTTTGAAAGAACAGGCAGATATTCATGAAAAAATTAGAAACGATGAAGATTATGATGATTGGGAGTATGGAACTGAGCCTGTGTATGGAAAACCACAATAAATAAAAATAAATATTAAATAAAAAAGTGCCTTTAGAATCTATTTCCAGAGGATTTAAAGATATTAGTCTTTCTTTCAAAAGGCATCCTGTTACTAATGATGTTACATCATTGAAAAATGAGGATGCCATTAAAAAATCCGTTATTAACTTAGTAAGAACTAAGGTTGGAGAAAGGTTTTTTAATTCTTTATTGGGTTCTAATGTAGAAAATTACTTCTTTGAACTAGCTGATAGTAGAATAGTAACACCATTAGAAGATGAAATAAAGAATGTCATAAGAAACTTTGAACCAAGAGTTTCATTAAGAAGAGTGGATGTTCAACTATATTTGGATCAAAATGAATTGAATGTTGTAATAGTCTATGACATCATTGGTTTAAGTTTACCAACACAGAATATTAGCTTCATATTACAACCTACAAGATACTAATGACATTCACTCAATTTACAAACCTGGACTTTGATCAGGTAAGAATATCAATCAAAGATTACTTAAGAGCAAATTCTACATTCACGGACTTTGATTTTGAAGGATCTAATTTCTCAGTATTGATTGATGTTCTTGCCTACAATACTTATTTGACTGCCTACAACACAAATATGGTGGTTAATGAGTCGTTCCTTGACAGTGCCACTATTAGAGAGAATGTTGTATCATTAGTTAGAAATATTGGATATGTTCCACTTTCAAGAAGATCAGCAAGAGCAAAAATATCATTTAGTGTTACTGGATTAAATACAAATTACAAAACAATAACCTTGAAGAAAGGAATTGTTTGCACTGGCAACTTAGATAATACAAGTTATATCTTTTCGATTCCAGAAGATATTACTGTAGGAATTTCAAACAATGAGGCTGTATTCTCACAAATTGAAATTTATGAAGGGACTTTACTTTCAAAGACATTCATTGTAGATAATTCTCAGCCAAATCAAAAATATATTCTTCCAAACCCTTACATAGATACCTCTACAATTAGGGTATCAGTAAAAGAAACAGCACAGTCTACCACAACAGAAGAATATAATGCAGTAGATAATATTATTGGTATAGATAAAAATTCTCAAATATTCTTAGTTCAAGAAATATCAGACGAAAAATATGAATTATTTTTTGGTGATGGAGTTTTTGGCAAACAATTAAGCAATAATAATCAAATTTCCGCAACATACCTAACCACAAATGGAAAATCTGGAAATGGAGCATCTGGATTTGACTTTTCTGGAGTAATTCTAACAGATACTGGAGTAGATGTCAGTCCAAATGTTGGGGTTTTAATCACTGATGAGGTGGCATCTAATGGCGATGATATACAATCAATAGATTCTATCAAATACTATGCTCCTAGAATGTATTCCACACAGTACAGAGCAGTAACTGCATCTGATTATGAGGCATTACTACCATCCATTTACCCAAATATTGAATCAGTTACTGCATATGGTGGAGAAGAGAATAATCCGCCAGATTATGGTAAAGTTTTTGTGGCAGCAAAACCAAAAAATGCGGAATATTTATCACAAAGTACTAAAGAAAGTATAATTCAATCGTTAAAAAAATATACAGTTGCTGGAATTGAAGTTAATTTTGTAGATGTAAATGTAGTTTATGTGGAATTAGACTCTGTTGTTTATTATAATTCTAATTTTGTGGGATCAGTTAGTGATTTAAGTGCAAAGGTAACTAGTTCTTTGCAAAAATATTCACAATCTGCTGATTTAAATAAATTTGGAGGAAGGTTTAAGTACAGTAAGTGTCTTAGAGTTATAGATGCTACTAGTAATTCTATAACATCCAACATCACTAAAATTAAAATCAGAAGAGATGTTGGAGTAATTTTAGATAAACCTACTCAATATAAAGTATGTTTTGAAAATTCATTTGCAGTTTGGCCAAGAGAACATAATATAAGAAGCACTGGGTTTAGAGTAAATGGAATAGACTCCATAGTTTACATAGGAGATGCAGTTAAAAATTTATCAGAAGGCACTCTTTTCTTATTTTCACTAGAGGGTGATGAATTGATAACCAGACAACAAAATATAGGAAGAATCAATTATACCACTGGAGAAATTAATATAGATAATATAAATGTATCTTCTACTGTTTTGCCAAATAACATTATAGAAATTGAGGCAACTCCATTATCTAATGACATTATTGCAAAGAAATCTGTATATTTGAAACTTGATATTGGAAAAAGTAAAATAAACTTAGTTAAAGATTTAATATCTTCTGGAGAAAATGCCTCTGGAAGTGCGTTTACACCAGAGCAAAGTTTTTCAACAAGAAACATAATTAGAGTATAAGATGAATAACGAAAAGAAAGTAATTAAAATTTCAGATGTTGTCAAAAATCAACTTCCTGAATTTATTTTAGAAGAAAACCCAAACTTTTCTGAATTCTTAAATCAATATTATGTTTCTCAAGAATATACTGGTGGTGTAGTAGATCTATCTGAAAATTTAACTGATTATAAAAATGTAGAATCATTTGATAAAGTTAACCTAATAAAAAGTACTACATTAACTTCAGATGCAAGTTTTATTGATTCTGAAATTTATGTAGAATCTACTAATGGATGGCCTAATTCTTATGGTCTATTTAAAATTAATAATGAAATCATAACATATACTGGCATAACAACTAATTCATTCTTAGGATGTGCTAGGGGGTTTAGTGGCATAGAATCTCTTTCTAGTGAAGATAATCCAGAAGTACTTGTATTCTCAAAGACTGAAGCAGATTTTCATTCTGAGGGAGACTCTGTAATTAATCTGAGTAATTTATTTTTAGTAGAATTCTTCAATAAAATTAAATATCAGTTTACTCCAGGGTTTGAAGAAGTAGAACTAGATTCTAAAATTAATCCTCAAAATTTTATTTCAAAGGCAAAATCATTTTATCAGAGCAAAGGAACAGACGAGGCATTTCAGATTTTATTCAAAGTCCTTTATGATGAAAATGTAAAAATCATAAAGCCAAGAGAATTTTGTTTCACTCCCTCTGATGATAAGTGGGTAGTAACAGAAACTTTTGTATGTGATTTAATTAGTGGAGATCCATTAAAACTAAAAGGACAAACATTATATCAAGATAATGATCCATACAATTCAAATGTATTGGAAGCTACTGGATCAATATATGAAGTAGAGTCATTTAAATTAGATAATAATGTATTATATAAGATAAAAATATTTGCTGGATATTCTAATAATGTAAGTCCTAAAGGATCTATTACTGGTGTTTTTGTATCCACCCCAAAAACATATACAGTAGAAAATGTAGATATTGAATCTACTACTATATTTGTAGATTCTACTGTAGGATTCCCTCAAAGTGGGATATTGAATATTAATGGAATAGAATACACATATTCAGATAAAACTAATAATCAATTTATAGGCTTGACTGGAATAACTTCCACTACTGTAATTGGAAGGAAATCTGAAATCTATGGATCTAATTTTGTATATTCATATGAAGATGGAAATACTTCAGCACCAGTTAAACTAAAAGTAAACAATGTTTTATCTGGTATAAGATCATCAGAAACATTGTATGCATTAGATAATGATCCAATTAGGATTGAAAATATAGGAAATACAGTAGATACTACTTTTACAAAATCTTTATACTATAACCATCCATTAACTATCCCATCTGGAATAGCTACAACACAAATAACTGATGCAACAAGAAATTATTTTAAAGAAGGATTTTCTGTTGTAAATGGTTTGGCATTATCCAAATATAACCATAATTTGAAATTAGGTGATACTGTAAATCTTTTTGTAAAATCTACACAAGGGTATGATTTAATATCATCAGGACTTTCAGTAAATACTAGTCTATCTAAAGAATTTAGTGTCCAACAAATATCAGATCCTAGTGTTTTAGGGAAAAAGGTTTTATTTAGAAGAAATTTAAGGAAAACAAAAGCAACTCCATTTACCAAACTTTATAATAATATTCAAAATAAATTTACTTCTAACATTCAAGATTGCTATGTAGATGATAATTATTATTATGTAACATCTAATGGTCTTCCTGATTATGAAATAAATCCATACATTAGAGAGTTTTCTTTTACTGTTAATTTATCTACATTAGTAGGATCACATAATTTTTATGATGGAGAAGCAGTAAAGGTAATTTCATATAAAACATCTATTAATTATAACAATACAGTTGGCATTGCCACTGGATCAACTTATTATGTTACTAGATTAAGTCCCAATACTTTAGGGTTAACTGAAAATAGAGACAATGTTGGTAAAACATCGGTAAATTTCTTTGAATATGATAATGAAGGCAACTTATCTGGAACCATAGATGAAATAGTTATTATAAGTTCTCCATTATATGGAAATAATTTTACATCTTCTAAGTTATTTAAGAAAATTCCAAAAAATTTAGAATTTTCTAAAACTAAGACTGAAACTGCTGCTGGTCCAATTGGAATTTTTGTCAATGGAGTAGAAATTCAAAATTATAAATCATATGATAAAATTTATTATGGGCAAATTGAGACAGTAGATGTTTTAAATGGTGGGACTAACTATAGTTTAATTAATCCACCATCCTTTAAAATTTTTAATGAGGATGAACAAGATCTTAATACTTTTTTAATTCCTCAAATGAAGGGAGTTTTAACAGGACTAATAGTAGTAAATCCTGGATATGATTATGAAGATACTCCAATAGTTACTATAACTGGCGGAAATAATGATGAATTATCTGCTCAAGTTAAGATGAAGAGCATAGATAAGCAGATTCAATTCAATGCAACAACTAGAGATACTGTAGTAAATACAGTAAATAATGATCTAAGGTTTGGAATAAACCATGGATTCATAACTGGTGAACCTATTGTATATGAAACTTTTAATACTATTCCAATAGGAATTGGATCTATAGTTTCAGACGGAACTTTATTAAATAACTCAGTTTATTATGCAGTAAACATTGGAGCAGGAACTTCAATTAAATTAGCATTAAACAAAGAAGATGCTATTGCAGAAAGGAATTTAATTAACATAAGAACTACTGGTGGAGGAATTCAAAGATTTAAATCTTTGAATAAAATTCAAGTAATAGATAAGGTAAATGTTTTAGGTCAAAATATTAATTTTGAATATAAAAAATTATCTTTTGGTCCAGATGATATCAATGTATATGATAATATTTTTACAGGTATAGATCATCAATTTAATACTAGGGATAAAGTAGTAATTACAGTAGAAGGAACTTATTTAGATGGGGCAACGCCAAATCAAATTTATTATATTTTAAAATTAGATAATGACAGATTCCAACTAACTACTGATCCAGAAGGAAAAAATATATTAAACATTATAAGTACAGATTTTGCTACAACTTATTTTGTACAATATCCTCCAATTACTGCTAATGTTTTTGGAAAAATTAAAAAAACTGCATCTGTAGCTATTGGATATGGTGCTACAATAATTCCTACAGTTGAAGGATCTGTTACTTCTGTTAGAGTTCAAAGAGGTCTTGCTAAACCAGCTAAACAGTTCTTAGGGTCAAGTAGTGTACTAAACTACCATAAACGTCCTACAGTTACTGTTTTAGAAGGAAAGGATGCATCTTTTTCTGCAGTAGTAGAAGATGGAAAACTTATTGATATTATAGTTAAAAATGCTGGAGAAAACTATTTTAATAATTTTGAACTTAAAGTTACTGGAAATGGATATGGAGCAATTTTACAACCAGTATTAAGTAATGGTGAAATCTATAATGGACAAGTAAGTTATGGGCAAATTATAGAAGTTATCATAGCAAATCCTGGAGTTGGATATGCTACCACAAATACTACAATTGAAGTAATTTCTAAGGGAGAGAACTTAAAGGTATCAGCTAATTTAACTTCCTGGACAATAAATGAAACTGTTAAATTAGGAATTTCAAATTTAAATAATGGAACTATTTTTGGCAAAAAATATTCTTTATTTGGAAATATCTTTGGAACTTTCTTTTTAGATCAAAATCTTAGATCATCTTTTAACATACCAAATACTCCCACAAAACACTCTCCAATAGTTGGGTGGGCTTATGATGGATGTCCAATTTATGGTCCATATGCATTTGCTAATCCAGATGGAACTGGTAGTGTAGTTAGAATGAAGAGTGGATACTCTAGATCAAAGATTAGTCCACCTGCTAATTTGGATTGTATAGAAGATTATATTTTTACAAATTCTGGAACCTTAGATAGAAACAATGGAAGATTTTGCATTACTCCAGAATATCCAGAGGGCATCTATGCGTATTTTTGCACATTAAATAGCAACAATGTGCCAGAATTTCCATACATTATAGGTAATAATTATGAGTATACCCCACAACAAGAAAATTTTGATTTAAAATTTAATCAAAATTTAAATTTTAATAAATTAAACATTGTAAAATATACCAAACCATACAGAATAGAAGATAAGGATAATTATTATGAGTATTTTAAATTTGAATCAAATTCTCTAGGCAGTGATGCAATAATCACATCATCATCTTCTGGAAAAGTAGATTCTATAGAGATTATTGATTCTGGTCTTAATTATGAAATTGGAGACAAAATATTATTTGATATTGACAATCTTGGTGGAGTAGGAGCTTATGGAGAAGTTGTAGAAGTTGAAGGTGTTGGTATAACTACTATACAATACTCCACAAATACTTTTCCAGATGTTAAACTATTAAGTATAAACACTGGAATCTTAGGTATAACTACAATACCCCACAATTTCTCTGATCAAAGTTTTATTACAATTACTGGAATTTCAACAACAGATTATTCTGAAATTGAGGGTACTAGGAAAATCAGAATTAATGTAGAGTATCCAATTACTTCTATTGCAAGTACACTTTCAGATTCAACTATTACTGGAATTATTACTGGATTGTCAGTTAAAGAACCTTTATTCTCATATAATATAGATGATCAATTTAAAATTGGAAGTGAAACTTTTAAAGTAATAGGTTTAGATCTTACCAATAACATATTAAATGTTTTAAGAGAATCATCATCACCTGGATATGGGATTGGATCAACTGTTATACCTTTACAAAATAGATTTACATTTGAATATAAGGGATTAGATAAACCATTAACTCAATTAGATGAAACATATTACTTTAATCCAGTTCAGTCAGTATCTATTGGATTAGGGACTTCTGTGGGATTTGGAAATACTTTAGCAATATATCCTCTAGGTGCAGGAACATCTATAACAAAATACGTTCAATATGGTGGATTATATTTACCAAATAATAAGTTTAATACTGGAGATAGGGTAGTATATGAATCAAATGCATCAAGTATAGTAACTAATTTAGGAAATCTTGCGTCTATATCAAATCTTTTTGTGATCAAATTATCCTCAGATATAGTTGGATTGGTTAACGAAAAGAATAAAATTAATGATGCAACATCTATAATACAGTACACATCAGTTGGAACTGGAATATTACATAAATTAAAAACCGTAAGGAATGTTATTACTTGCACAACAATTCAAAATAAAGTAAATGTATCTACTGGAGTAACTCATGGGTTATCAGTTAATGATAATATAAAAGTTAGTGTTACTTCTGGTATAGTTACCAACTATACAGTAGGATATTCAACTATAACAAAAAGAGTATTAGTTAATTCACAAGGAAGTGTTCCAGTTAATGTATATGCTAATGATACTGTAGTTTTTAATATTTCATCATTAAGTTTAAGTGGAAAAGAATTTGGAATTTATACTAATGATTCATTTAATAATGAATATTTTGGAAATGAAGACAATGGGTTAGAAGTCATTAAAACTGCTTCAGAACTTAGATTAACCATTAGTGAATTTACTCCAAGAACTCTTTATTATAATTTAAAAAATATTACATCTACTGATGAAATTTATCCAGATATATCTTTGATAGATTATAATAAAATAATAGTAAATAATAGCTTATTCAATACAGATGCTTCTATAGGTACTACTACTGATTATACATTTCAATTTGATGTTGCAATTCAACCAGAAAGGCAAAAATATACAAATACACTATCAACATTAAAGTATAATGTAAAATCACCAAATATAAAAGGACCAATAGGAAAAGCAAAAGTACTGTTTAATGGATCTAATTATAAAAAACTCCCATTAATCAAAGAAATAATAACAGAGCAAGGGACTGGTGCTAATTTATTTGCACTTAGTAATACTATAGGAAAACTTAAGAATGCTAAAGTTACAAACACACAATCTATTTTTCCAACAGATACTACATTAAGACCAGTTTCAAATGTATTTTCAACTATAAAATTAACAAATAACTATGAAGTCCTTGATTGTTTGGTAGAATCTTCTGGATCAAAATATTTAACTTCTCCAACTTTAAAATTATACAATAGAACAGAAGATTTAATTAAAGAAGAATTTACTGCAGTTGCTGTATTGAAAAATACTTCAATAAATGAAATTAAAATATTAAACCCAGGATCCAATTTAAAGTCTACTGATGATGAAATTTTAGTATTAGATAATAGTAATGGTATTAGAATATTATCAGCTTCTGTTGCTGGAATAGACCCATACCAAGTAACATTAACATTAGAAACTCCTTTAGTTGGATTTACTACTGAAGCTTCGTTGCCCATACAGGTTGGTGATGAAATTTTAGTTGAAAATATAATAAGTACTTCTGGTGTAGGATTTAATAGCAAAGATTTTAAATATGTTCCATTTAAAGTAATATTTGTAGATCAAGCATTTAATTCTCAAGATGCTGCTTTGATTAGATATGAAGTAACTCAATTCCCTGGAATCTTTAATGAGGATCTTACCTTTAATGCATCAGTCATAAAATATTCAGATGTTCCCAAAATTACTCCTATTTTAGGTGAAAGTCAATTTTATAACTCTGAATTTTTAACTGATGATGTAGAAATTATTGACAATCCAGATAATGATAAAATTACTAGGGTATTGAAACTTCATAAGTCTACTGGACTATCTATTGGAGATTCTGTTTCTGGAGCATCATCAAAATCAAAAGGAACTATATCAGATATAGTAGATTTTCCTGCATTATTTACAATAGATTCTAGTGTTCCAGAGACAATTGGATGGAAAGATTTTAGAGGCAATTTATCCAGCATTCTGCAAAAATTACCAGATAATGATTACTATCAAAAGTTTTCATATTCACTTAAGAGCAAGATTCCATATACTGATTGGAATTCTATAGTTTCTGATATATCTCATGTTACAGGATACAAAAAATTTGCAGACTTAAGTGTTGAATCCAATCAAATAGTAGGAATTGGAAGTACTAATAATGATTTAAAAGTTAGATCTGATTTTACATCTTCTGTTAATGTTGTATTAACATCATATTCTCAAGTAAATACTATCTCAAACTTTGATTTAGTTGTTGAAGAAGATATTGACGAAAGTGAGGGTGCATATTCTGAATTCATTAAATTTAGAACTAGAAAATTATCAGATTATATTTTATCTAGTGAAAATAGAGTTCTTTCTATTGATGACATTTCTACACTATTTGATACTGATAATGCTCCATTTGTTGCAGTCACTCTAGATGAAGTAGATACTACTGAAAACATTGTATTAAAGTATTTCTTCTTTATTGGAGCCACTTCTTCATTCTTTGGAGAATTTGTAAGACCTGAGGTATTAGATTTATTTGTAACCAGAAATAATGACACTATAAATCTATCATCTTATGGATATTATTATGATTTCTTCACTTCAAGTGGAGCAGCTGCTCTTCCACTAGGAAATATCCAAGGAGCACTCAGTCCTACCAATGGAGATGAAATAATTATTAACTTTATCCCAAGAAATATATTTAATAGTTATGCTGTTAGAGCAGTTAAAGAAACTGCTAATGTTTCTGTTGGTATTGCCACAACTTCTTTTGGATATATTAGAAATGTAGAATCTACTGGAATATATACATCTACTCCATCACCAGTTACTAGTACTTTCTATAGTATTCCTTTATCAGATTGTGTTGCTGGGTCTGTATTTTTAGGAATATCTTCGACTCCAAAAAGAGTTGAAAATGCATTTGAGATAAGTTTTGTCAAAAATCAAAACAACATCATAGATTATAATATTTTTGCAGAACAAAAATATAAGGAACTTGGAGTATTTGGTATAACCACTAGTGCTGGAAATATACAATTTACATTTACACCTCCAACTGGAATTGGAGTGACTTTATTTACTAATTTCAACTTTATAACCAATACTTATGATGTTCCAAATGAAAAAATTAAAGAATTGAGTAGAGTTAGAAGTAACCAAGTAATATATACTGGATCAAGTGCTGTATCAATCTCTACAGTAAGTTCTGCATATGCAGCAACAAAATATATAATCGAAGCTACTAAAACTGTAGGATTAAGTACTCAAAAATCTTTAGTTCAAATAAATTCTCTTCACTTCCAAGATTATGCTAATAATACAGTTTATGGAATAATTGGAGACTTCCCACAAGATGAGTTAGATTTTGAAACCATATTAAATCCTTCAACTAGTGAGTATGTATTAACATTTAATCCTACTGTTTCTGCTACTTATAGATTTAGATATCTTGAAAAGAGCGTTCTAAATCCAAACACTTAATTACCTAATAAATATTTCTAAAAATGCCAGCTAACGACATTGGTGCCATTTATACTCCTTCAATCTATGGAAGAACTTCATTTCCATTGAGACATGAAGGAGATCCCATATTTTATAAAACATTTGATGGATCAGATTCTCGTATAGTAGGTATAACTTCAGACAAAATAAAAGTAATAAATCATTTCTTCAAAACTGGAGAAAAATTAGTATATAATTGTGGATCTGGCACCTCTATTGGAATAAGCACTTTAAGTCCAGGTTGGTCTAGTGGAATAGGTACTTTCCTACCAACAGTAGTTTATTCAATAGTGTTAGACAAAGATAATATTAGAGTTGCATTGGCTTCAAGTTTAGCTCTAGATGGAAACTATGTTGATTTTAATACTTTAGGAATTGGAACAGTTCATAGTTTATTAGCAGAAAAACAAACTGCTAAAACTTTAATATCAATAGACAATGTAATTCAATCTCCAATTTCAGTTGGAGCTACTGTAGCAATATCAACTTATAATAATACATCTTTAAGAATAGATCAGTTAAAAAATGTTAAATTAGGATCATTTTTGAAAATAAAATCAGAAATAGTAAAAATTTCTGCTATTGATTATCAATTACAAACTGGAACCTATCCTGGATACAATGTATCTATTTCCAGAGGAACTGGTGTAATGGGAACCCCACAAATTAATTTTAATGATTCTATAAAAAATGAATATGTAAGCGTGTTATCTGGAAATTATAATATAGTCAGGGACATTATTTATTTTGCAGATGCTCCATTAGAAGGAAAACGAATTAATATAGTTGTTTCTGTCTCAAGTATAGATTTTGTAACTGATTCATTCTCATACTTTAGTGATGAAATTATTACTGGTTCTCAGTGTGTGTTTTATTCCGAAAATCCACCAGTAGAACTTACAAATGGGGGAATATATTATTTAATTAGATCTGCTAATAATACATTCCAATTTGCAGAAAGTTTATTTGATTCATTTAATGGAGTTTTTGTAGAATTTTCTACTAATACTGGAAATGAATTTACAGTTCAAGATTTCCAACTTTTCTTAGTCCTTCCAAGAGAAAATAGTAGTTTTCATGGAAGAGTATTTTTAAGATCAAATTATGATGGAAATTATGTATTTGATGATGTATCAGAACAATTTACAGGAATAACAAGTTCATTTGAATTAAAAGTTTCTGGAATAAGCACTGTTGGAATTACAAGTGATAATGGAATAGTTTTAGTCAACAATGTATTCCAATATCCAGAATCTAGTGAAGCATTTGATTATAGGGAAGTTGGTATTGGAATTACCCCTACTCAAACTTTTATAGATTTTAAAGGATCAGCAGCATCTAAAACTTATGATGTCAATGTAAAAGGTCTTCCAAGAGGAGGAATTATAGTTGGGTATGCAATCTCTAGCGGACTAAATTACTCACCCTTAAGACCAGCATCAGGGGTAGCTGTAGTATCTTCTGCTGGAACTATAACATCAGTAATTATTGGAAGTCCTGGATCTGGATATAGATCTGGAATTACAACATATTATGTTGAGTTTGAAGATGGAGAAGGTTATGGTAGTGGAGCTTTAGCAATTGCAACTCCAAATCCAGATGGTTTAATCTCCAGTATTGGAATTTTAACTGGAGGATCTGGATACAGATACAATGGTCTTTCAACATCTTTAACTGCCACAATTAATGCATTAGATCCAAATGGAACTCCAATAGGGGTTGGGACAACATCAATATTTGGATCATTTAGAGGATCTCCAGTTAATTTATTAAACCCAGGATTTGTTAAAATTGAAAATGAAGTAATTCAATATACTGGAATTAATAATTCAACTAGTCAATTAACAGGAACTCTAAGAGGTCAATTTGATACTGTAGGAGCAGTTCACAACTCAGGAGTAACAGTAGAAAAATTTGAATTCTTCTACACTGCTAAATTTGATGCCCCATCTCCATATGAAAATGTACCATTATCAGGATCTTCAACTGGAGTAGGAGCTTCAGTTTCCTTTGACATTGATCCTGAAGGAAGAATAAAAGATTTGATATTTACCAATCGTGGATATAACTATAAAACTGAAAATGTACTATTTCCATCTGGTACTATTGGAGTTGGAACACAAACCCAAGATGACAAATTAAAAATTACTATAAATGAAGTAGCAAAAGATGATTTTGCTGCTTGGAATATTGGACAGTTGTATAAATTAAATGATCTTACAGATAAAGTGAATGGAAGAAGAAAAGTATTTGTTCTTACTGAAACTATAGATGGAGAAATTAGAAGAACTAGTTTGGAGTCAGATCCTGGTTCAGACATAGATTTATCATACAATCTTCTAGTTTTTGTTAATGATATTTTACAGATACCAGATAAATCATATACATTTCCAGGAGGATCTCAAATTATATTTACAGAACCTCCATCAAAAGGAAGTACAGTAAAAGTTTATTTTTACTTTGGATATTTTGGGGATGCAAATTTATTCCAAAGTCAAACTGATGTTAAGGAGGGTGATAAATTAAGAATTCAAAGAGATATTTTTGAGGCTCCTCCATTTGAACAATTAGATAGAACTGCAAAAAGAGTAGTAAGCTCAGATACACTAAGAACTGAAGTATATTCTAATATTGGGTTGTCCGAAGAATCCTCTCAATTTAGATCTATTTCTTGGACTCCTCAGGTTGCTGATAAAATTATTAATGGAGAAATAGTTAGTAAGTCTAGACCAGAATGGAGATCTGGAATTACTAGTATATCAAAATTATCAATAAACACTACAGTTGGAATAGTTACAGTTGCTATTAGTACATCTCCAGGAACATTTAATGGAATAGGTACAAATATAATTGGAATCAATACTAATGCTGGTATTGGTAGTTTGGTTCAAGTTGGAGATTATGCAGAAGGATCTTACATTGGGGTTGGAGTAACTATTGTATCAATAGGATCTAGCATTATTAATATAGGATCTCCAGGAATTTCTACTAATTACCTTGGGGATACATCATATTCAAGTTCACCAGCAGGAATCAACACTATTCCTTTAACTTTTTATAGGATCAGCTAATAAATAACAATAAAGTATAATATCAAATGTCAGCAATTATAACTGATAACTTAAGATTACTAAACTGCTCTAATTTTATAAATGATGTAAAAACTGGCAGTTATTACATATTCTTGGGTCTTCCAAATGCATCTGCATTAGATTCTAATTGGGATAATGTTCCTCCAGATCCTATTGATAGTGGTCTATATTTAAATTCTTATAGAGATACTATACTTGGTGTTAAAAAGATTACTGCATCTGATATAATTAGAGTAATCCCAAAAAATCAATGGATAGGTGGAAGAAAATATGATATGTATAGGCACGACTATAGTGTTTATAATATATCCCCAGTAACTTCAGCTACTAGATTATATGATTCTTTGTATTACATTATTAATAGTGAATTTAGAGTTTATATTTGTATTAATAATGGATCTGCCCCATCTAATGCAAACAAAGGAGTAGTCTCAACCGAAGAACCTATTCATACAGATGTATCCCCCAGAAAAGAAAGTGATGGATATGTTTGGAAATATCTATACACATTAAATCCTGCAGATGTTTTAAAATTTGATTCTACAGATTACATTAGTGTTCCAAATGATTGGACAACTACTACTAATGCAGAAATCTCTAGAATTAGAAATAATTCATTCAATGGAAAAATAGAAACTATTTTAATAGAAAAACAAGCTCAGTATAATTTTTTTGGAACTTTAACTGGAGTTCCAATTAAAGGTGATGGATTTGGTGGAGAAGCTAGCGTAACATTTGATGAGGAATCAAGACCTGTTTCAGTTGAAGTTACTAATGGTGGATTTGAATATACTTATGCCACATTAGATTTAGATTCTGTAATTCCACCACTAAGTGGAGAAAAGGCAATTTTTAATGTCATGATTCCTCCATCTGGAGGACATGGAAGAGATATCTATAATGAATTGGGTTCAAATAGAGTTTTAATTTATAGTAGAATTGAGAATGATTCAACTAATCCAGATTTTATAGTAGGAAATCAGTTTTCAAGAGTTGGTATAATTAAAAATGTTAAAACTTTTGGATCTAATTCTAATTTTACAGATAGCACTGGATCTGGAGTATATGCTGCAAAAATGAATATCGCTACTATTACTGAATCTTTAGATTCTAAAATGACTCAAGCATCAACCAATGCTCAAGGAAATTTAGTTAGCTTTGATTCCACAACAAAAGTTCTGAGGTACATTCAACCAAGAACTAATTACATGGATAATTATGTTACTGGAAATGTAATTACAATAGATTATAGTTATTCTAAAAGTGTAAGTGGAATTCAATCTGCCACAACATATGACCAGAATGAATTTGATAACTCAACTCCAATTCAAATAGGAAGTAATTTATATTCAATAGATACTACATTTACTGGAAGTTCTGTAACTGTTGGATCTGTCACATATTATCTTGGTCAAAGTTTTGGATCAGGTCTATCTGGACCAGACATAAATATAAAGAGTGGTGAGATTATCTATGTTGACAATAGATCTTCAGTAACTAGAGCATCACAGCAAAGAGAAGACATTAAAATTGTTTTAGAATTCTAAGAAAATGCCCCAAAGTACAAATTTAAATAGAAGTCCATATTATGACGACTTCAATGCATCTAAGAACTATTATAAAGTTCTTTTTAAGCCAGGTGTTACAGTACAGACAAGGGAATTAACAACTTTACAATCAATTTTACAAAACCAAATCGAAAGATTTGGAAGTAAATTTTTTAGTAATGGTGGAGTTGTAGTTCCTGGAGCAGTTGCTTATGATTCTACATACAATGCAATAGAATTAAATAATTCATTCAAAGGACTTGATGTAGAAGAATATTTTAATCAATTAGTTGGGAAAATAATAAGAGGATCTACTACAGGAATAACTGCTAAAGTAGTTAAAGTACTGTCTAGATTAGAGTCTGATAGAGAAAATACTACATTATATGTAAAATATCAAACTTCTTCTCCTGATAATTTTGAGACTGAAATATTTCAAAATGGGGAAGAGATTACAACAACAGAAGACATTATATTGGGTGCTGGATTTATTTTTGCTGGTGAATCCGTTGCAAGTCTAGCAAATCCAATTGGAAGAGATGCAACTTCAGTTGGATCTGCTGCATCAATAGAGGAAGGAGTATTCTTTATCAGAGGATACTTTGTAAATGTAGAAAAAGAAACTATTATATTAGATCAATACACGAATACTCCTACTTATAGAGTAGGTCTAAGTATTTCCGAAATTATAAATGATTCTAATGATGATTCATCATTAAATGATAATGCTCAAGGATTTTCTAATTTTGCAGCTCCTGGAGCAGATAGATTTTCTATTAAATTATCATTATCAAAAAAATCAGTAGATGATTATAATGATGATGATTTTGTAGAACTTTTCAGAGTAGAGAATGGAATAGTAAGAAAAATTAAGGCAGATACTAAAGAAACCTTTATCACTGATGTTTTAGCTAGAAGAACATTTGATGAATCTGGCAATTATTCAATCACTGGATATTTTGTCAGCGCTTTAGAATCTTTAAATAATGGATATGGAAATAACGGAATTTATTCTGATGGACAAAAAACATCTAGTGGATCAGTACCATCAGATGATTTAGCAGTATTAAGAGTTTCGCCAGGAAAATCATATGTTAAAGGATATGAAGTAGGTACTGTAGAAACTATTGTAGATTATCCAAAGCCAAGAACTACAAAAGCAGTAGAATCATCATCTACCACGTTTTTTGCTGGAGATGTTTTTAGAGTTAATAATGTAATAAATTCTCCTAAGATAGGATTAACTACAACTGGAATAATCTCACTATATGATTCTAGATTAGAAAATCAAGTATCTACTGGCACCACTATTGGATTTGCTAGAGTTTATGATTTTGAATCAAACAATACTTCTTATGAAAATCCATCAAGTCAATTTAATTTAAGACTTTTTGATATTCAAACATATACTAATATAGTATCAACAACTGGAATTGGATCTGCAGTTTTAGTAGGTACATATGTAGAAGGGTCAAATACTAGTGCATCAGGATTTGTAAAATCCGTTTCCAACAATCAATTATCTTTATATCAAGTATCTGGCAAGTTTTCTAAAAATGAAACTTTAGTATTTGATGGTATAACAAGTAGCAATTCAATTGGAACTGTAACTGATTACTCTATTAATGATGTTAAATCAATTTCAGATTCAAACAATTTTGTATGTGATACTGTATTAACAGAAACTACCCCACTAACTGGACCCTTTGATGTTTCTGTTTATTCTCCAACTGGAATAGCAACTATTACAAAAAATAATGGGGATACATTTGCAGGATCATTGAAACTTGGAGATGTTATTTCATATGATACTGCAGGAGCAACAAACTCCATTTTTACTAAGATAGTTTCTATTGCTGCTACAAAAAATAAAATTACAGTTACTGGGGTTTCTACAGTAACCAATGTTTGTAGTGGAAATATTGGAGTGGGAACTTACTCACTACAAACTTTAAATTTAAAAAGACCTCAAATATTTAATTCTGGAGAATCTTCTTTATATTCTCAATTAAATAATTCTAATATTTCAAATGTAAACTTTTTAAATTCCAGTGTTTATGTAAAGAGAGAGTATAGTGGTCTTACTAAGTCTGCAACAACTTTAACTTTACCTTCTCTTTCTGGAACTGACTATGTTTATTCTGGGTTTGACGAAGAAAGATATATTGTAATAAATGCAGATGGAACCCTTGAAAATTTAACAAATTCAACATTTACCATAACTAATGGTGGTAAAAATGCTGAATTTACTAATTTAAGTGCAGTATCTGGACCATGCAGAGCAATAACTACTCAAATTAAATCTAATGTTACTGCAAAGCAGAAGAAGTTAAACAGATGCTCTACAATAACAATAGATAGAACAAAATATTCAACTCCAAAAAATGTTGGATTGGGATATACTAGCATTTATGGAGTAAGAGTAGAAGACACTCAAATTAGTTTAAATGCTCCAGATGTAATTCAAATTCAAGCAGTATATGAATCATCTAATACTTCAGCACCAACTGTACCTTGGATAGCTTTAACTGGAATTGAAAGTCCAAGTAGCACAACCACTGATTTAATATTAGGTGAATTAGTTGTAGGAGAAACCAGTGGAGCGGTAGCAGTATATGCAGAGCAAAGAGGATCAACTCAAATTTATTTAATTTATAAAACTCAACAAACATTTCAAGTATCTGAAACAGTAAGATTTAAAGAAAGTGGAGTTAGTGCAGTTGTTGGAGTGGTTGAATATGGAGACAAAAATATACTAGATGAATTTACTTTAGATAATGGACAAAGGAAGCAATATTATGATTATTCTAGAATAGTAAGAAAACTATCTGCAAAAGAACCTTTTGGAAGATTGAAAGTTTATTTTGATTACTTTAGTTTTGAACCTAGTGATTCTGGAGATTTAATTTCAGTCAATAGTTATCCAAACTTCATTTATGGAAAGTCTATTCCAACATATGATGGTATAAGAAATACTGATACTATAGACATCAGACCTAGAGTTGGTAGTTATGCTATTGAAACAAAGTTAAGTCCTTTTGATTTTACATCAAGGTCATTTAATTCTAGTGGCAATAATTCATCCCAAATACTGGCATCTGGAGAAAGTATTATCTTTGATTATGATTTCTACTTACCAAGAACTGACAAATTAATTTTAGATAGAGAAGGTAACTTTAATATTGTTTTTGGGGATCCAAGTGAGACTCCAATTGCACCATCAGTTTCATTGGAAACTTTAGAAGTAGCTACTATAATTAGTTCTCCTTATGTTTATGATATAAATTCTGGGAATGAGGTTGTAGTTGTTCTTAAAGATAATAAGAGATATACAATGTCTGATTTAAGAGACATTGAAAATAGAGTTACTGGACTAGAGTTCTATACCACACTGTCTTTACTAGAAACATCTACTCAAAATTTATTAATTGAGGATGAAAATGGACTCAACAGATTTAAATCTGGATTTTTTGTAGATAGTTTTAGAGATTATTCAGCATCAGATACTCAAGATCCTTCTTATAGTGCAGATATTTCTAATGAAACTTTAAAACCACAAAAAGAAGGAAATAGAATAGATCTATCACTATTGTCAACTGACAGTGAGTATTCTATAGAAACTATTAATATAAATGATACTCCATCAAATAATATCAAAAGAACTGGAACTATATTATCATTAAATTACAATGAAGTAAAATATTTTGAGCAACCTTTTGCAAGTAGAGTTGTCAGTGTGAACCCATACAACATTACTACTTGGATTGGAAATCTTAAATTAAATCCAGCATATGATCACTGGCAAGTTTATGTAAATCAAGATAACTGGATTCCAAATTTTGGTAGACGTGGGCAGGTTGAAGTAGCTGCAGTTCTTTATACTAGCATTCCATATATGAGATCAAGGAACATTAAGTTCACTGCCACTAGATTAAAGCCAACAACTAGATTTAATTTTGTATTTGGGGGATTAAATTTTTCAGAAGGATCTACTTCAGTATTTCCAAAATTGATAGAAATAACTAGTGTTTCTGGATCTTTCCAAGTTGGTGAAACAATTTACATTACCAATGGAGTTGATACTTGTGTTTCTAGATTATGCGCACCAAATCACAAACAAGGTCCAATAGATAATCCTTCCACAAAGTATGTAATTAATCCATATTCCCCAACTGTAGGAATTTCTACATTATATGGACCCCAATCATCTTTCCTAAACATAGATATAGAAACCTTATCACAACCTTTCCCATCTCAATATTGGGGAAATATTAAAAAAGGTTCTAGAATATATGGACTAACAAGTAAAGCAACAGCTATAGTAGCAGATAATAGATTAATTACTGACGATAATGGAACTGTTCAGGGGTCAATTTGGATTCCTCCAAATGCACTGACAAGTGGATCAGTTACAGCTAAAATATCCCAACCAATATTAGGAATTCCAGGAGAATCATCAAGTTCAGCAGAAACTTCTTATTTTACTGCAGGAACTTTAATTACAACTGTTAGAAACATTTTCTATGATCCACTTGCTCAAACTTTTGTGGTTGATGATGAAAATGGAATCATACCTACTTCTGTAGATGTATTCTTTGCACAAAAAGATTCCTCTGTTCCAGTAACTTTACAAATAAGAGAAACTGTAAATGGGTATCCAGGGGGATCAAACAGTATAGTAGGAGGTTTAGGAGGATTAGAAAAAGTATTATTACCAAATCAAGTTAATACTAGTACTAATGGATTAACATCAACTACATTTACTTTTGACACCTTGATAAGACTTGAAGGTGGTAAAGAATATGCAATAGTATTGCTATCAGATTCTGATGCTTACACAGTATGGCATTCTAGAATAGGGGAAGTTGAAATTAGCACTACTAATCAAAATGAACTTGGTAAAATTATTATCAATAAGCAACCATCTATGGGAACTTTATTCAAGTCTCAAAATGGTGCAACATGGGTTCCAAGTCCAGAAGATGATCTTAAATTTACATTAAAGAGAGCAGAGTTTATTTTAAATTCTGCAACTGCAAGGTTCTATAATGCAAAAATATCAACAAGATCTCAAGAAAGAAATCTTCAAAATAATCCTATAGTTGCAATTTCAACTTTAGGAGAATCTCCTGTTAATACTGGAAGATATGTGTTAGTATTCCATCCAAATCATGGTTTACATGCAGTAGGAAGTAAAGTTGAAATTATAGGGGTACAAAGTGATACTCTTCCTGAAAAATTAACAGTTGGTTATGGAATTACTGATACTGGAGCAATTAGTATAGGAAATACATCAATATATGGAACATATAATGGATCTCTAGTTAATGCCACAAATCCAGGATACATAAAAATTGACGATGAGATTATTAGATATGAGGCAGTTACAACTAATCAACTACTTAATATTACTAGATCTCAATTTAGCAGTATAAGTTTACCACATGAAATAAATTCATTAGTATATAAGTATGAATTTAATGGTGTTCCATTAACTAAGATCAATACAACACATACAATAGTTTCTTCTCCTAAACCAACATTAGATAGTTATTATGTTCAAGTTTCTGCAGGAAGCACATTTACTGATATAAAATCTGGAGGAGGTTCTGATGTATATGCCTCAAAGAATCAACAGTTTAACACTCTTTCAATTAATGAAGTTTTCACAACTTCATTTAATAAGACTTCTGTTTCTGGAAGAATTAGAACTATTTCATCTTCTAGTGTTGATGGGCAAGAGGCGTCTTATGTTGATCAAGGATTTGAAGATATTGATGTGAATGAAACTACTGTGTTCCCAACAGTTAGAATGGTTGCATCAAAGGAAAATGAAACTGATTTTATCAATCCTACTGAATTCCCTGGATCAAAATCATTTACTTTAGAATTAACTTTAAGCACTCAAGATACTAAACTATCCCCATTAATTGATTTAGAGCAGACTTATGTATCTACTGAAATTAATAGAATTAATCAACCAGTAGGCATTAGCTCATACTCAACAGATTCTAGAGTAAATTCTAATTTAGATGATCCTCATGCATTTGTTCATGTGTCAACTAGAATAGACCTTCAGGAAAGTGCAAATTCATTAAAAGTTCTTTGTGCTGCAATAAGAGATTCTAATTCAGACTTCAGAGTTCTATATAAAATCTTCAGAAATGATGTTGCAGATGAAGATCAAGTGTGGCAATTATTCCCAGGATATCTAAATCTAGATGTAAATGGAATAGTTATAGATGAAGATAATAATGATGGAAGACCTGATTCAAATGTTCCATCAAGTAGATTGGGAGAATATAGAGATTATTCATTCACTGAAGATAATCTTCCAACATTTACTGGATTCCAAATTAAAATTGTTGGAAGTAGTACATCACAAGCAACTGCTCCAATAATCAAAGATTTGAGAGCAATTGCATTAAAATGATAAATGAAAACATAAAATATGCAAAAGTTGAAGGGCATCCAAATTTATTAAGAGATCTTTCTACTAATGCAATTGTTAATACAGATTCTATTTCATCTGGACATTATACTATGTTGAAAAATAGAAAGATCTCAGAGAAAAATAGAATAGACAACCTTGAGTCTGAGTTATTTGAATTAAAATCTTCTATTAATGAAATAAAATGTTTATTGAAGGATTTAGTTAATGGATCATGAAGAATTAAAACTTGAAAGCATTAATAAATTATTTGAGTTTGAAAAAATTTCAAGAGAACTTGATACTTGCACTAATATAGATTTAATGAGGAATATTTGCAAATGTTATGTTAAACTATATTTGAAACAGCAAGAATCTTTAGTTTCAATTGCTAATGCTTTCCCAGATCTAAATAGTTAGAAAAGTATTGGAATAATGGCAAAACCAGCATCAAGACAACAATTGATTGATTATTGCCTAAGGCAACTTGGTGCCCCAGTTCTTGAAATAAATGTTGCCGAAGAACAATTAGATGATAGAGTAGATGAAGCCCTTCAGTATTTTCAAGAAAGGCATTTTGATGGCGTTCAAAAAATGTTTCTTAAGTATAAACTGACAGAAAACGATATACAGAGAGGGAGATCAAAAGGTGGAAATTTTAATACAGGAATAGTAACTACTACTGTTACTACTGGAATAGGGTCTTTTGGTTGGGAAGAAAATAGTAATTATATACCAGTTCCAGATTCTGTAATTGGTATAGAAAAAGTATTTAAAATAGATAATAGAACAATTGCATCTAATCTTTTTAATGTAAATTATCAATTATTTTTAAATGACATCTATTGGTTTAGTTCAACTGAAATGGTGAACTATTATATAACTAAAAGATATCTTGAAGATATGGATTGGATTATTAATCCACAAAGACAGTTGAGATTTAATAAAAGGCAGAACAGACTTTATATTGATATGAGTTGGGATGCTGTTAAAGGAGATCAATATCTTCTCATAGAATGTTATAGAATTTTAGATCCATCAGAATCTACCAATGTATGGAATGATTCTTTTCTAAAAAAATATTTGACTTCATTGATTAAAAAGCAATGGGGACAGAATTTAATTAAGTTCCAAGGAGTAAAACTTCCAGGAGGAGTAGAGCTTAATGGAAGACAAATATATGATGATGCAGTAAAAGAATTGCAAGATATTAAGGACAGAATGTTGCTAGAGTATGAAGAACCACCTTTGGATCTAATAGGATAATATGTTAAATCCATTTTTCATTCAAGGCACAAATACAGAACAAGGTTTATTACAAGATCTTGTAAATGAACAATTGAAAATGTATGGTATAGAAGTTTATTATATGCCAAGACAAATCTTTTCGCAGGGAAAGGTTATTAGAGATGTTTTATTTTCAAAATTCAAAAATGCTTTTCCTATAGAAGCATATTTAATGAGTTATGAAGGATTTGATTCTAATAGCATTTTAATGTCTAAATTTGGAGTTAAAATTACTGATGAAATGAGTCTTATAGTATCAAAGGAAAGATTTGATACTTATGTTGGCGAATTAATGAAGTCAATAGTAAATGTAAAAAATCCATTGAGACCTAATGAAGGGGATTTAATTTATATCCCCCTCTCTGATAGTTTAATGGAAATTAAATATGTAGAGAATAGAAAACCATTCTATCAACTTCAAAAAAATTATGTGTATGAATTAAAGTGTGAACTATATGAATTTGAAGATGATGAAGTATCTACTGGAATTGAAAGTGTAGACCAGATGCTGAAACCCATTGGGTATGGAGCAGAATTAACCCTTGCAGGATTGGGAATTACTGCAACTGCATACACTGGATTAGTTAATGGAGCAGTTCAAAAGATAGATGTAATTAGTGGGGGATATAGATATGCATCATCTCCCACATTTGTAATTGATGAACCATATTCTGGCATCAGAGCTTCTGCTGTTGGAATAATGTCAGAATCTAGAGGACTGACAGGCGGAAAAAGTTTAAAGAAAGTTTATATTCAAAATGCAGGTCTTGGTTATTCAGCATCAAATCCACCATCATTATCATTATTTGGTGGGGGTGGATATGGAGCTAGCGCAAGGGTTAGCATATCTACAACTGGAAGTATTGGTATAGTTACAGTAACTTATCCAGGAACTGGATATGTGCAACCACCATCAGTTACTTTTTCTTCTCCAGTATCTGGTGGGACAACTGCTATTGCAGAAGCATTTTTAAATTCTTCTGGTGGAATTTCAACTATTAGAATAGTAAATGCTGGTTTTGGATACACTACTAGACCAACTATAACTATATCTACAGGATCTACTATTTCCTCTGGAAACTTTATATTTGGAGAACAAGTTTCTGGATCTATTTCTGGAGCTATAGGTTTTGTTAAAGATTGGAATTCTGATACTAAAAAATTAAAAGTATCTGGTATGGCAACTGATTTTGCTATTGGAGATGTAGTTGTTGGGACAGCATCAAGTGCAAGATATTTCTTAAGGTTATACCAAACATATGAATTACAATCTGCATATGATAATAAAGATGTTATAGAATCAGAAGCAGATTCTATAATAGACTTTAGTGAAGTAAACCCATTTGGGGAAGTTTAACTAAATAAAAATAAACTGTCAACATAATGTCTAGGCAAACAATATCTACTGGGTTTACACCTAATGATGGAACTGGAGACAGTTTATTCCAAGGTGCTACCAAAATTAATAGCAATTTTAGTGAAATTTATACAACATTTGGAGATGGTACATCTTTAAATGCTGCTGCAGGAGCTCAAGGTCCTCAAGGTGCTATTGGGTTAAGAGGACCCCAAGGAACTTCTGGATCAGTAGGTCCACAGGGTGTTCAGGGATCTAGTATTGTTGGACCACAGGGATCCCAGGGGATTGTGGGTGCAATAGGTCCACAAGGACCTTCTGGAGGTGGAGGTGGTGGAAGTAGTTTACAATCAAGAACTACTGTTTCAAGTACTACTTCAACATTAAACGCAAATTCTTCTTCTAATGTAGTAATATCTGGATTTAAATCATACTTACTGTTAAAAATTCAAACATCTGTCGCTGCATGGGTTACAATTTATACTGACACAACATCAAGAGATTTAGATTCTACTAGAACTGAGGGAACTGATCCATTACCAGGATCTGGAGTTGTTGCTGAAGTAATAACTACAGGAGCATCTACTCAATTAATAAGTCCAGGAGCTTTAGGATTTAATAATGATGTTTCTGTATCAGGAAACATTTATGCAAAAATTTACAATAAGAGTGGTTCTCAGCAAGCAATAACAGTTACTTTAACTCTACTTCAATTAGAGAACTAAAATGAAAGAGTATATTGTATCTCTATCTTCCCATGAAGAATTGGAGAAATTTTATGATGATATGGAAACCCCAGGAGGAACAGAATTTGTTCCAGAAAGAGAAGTTGAGTGTTCATTAAGAAGACCAATTAGTAGAAATACTCATTATAATCTTACTGAAACTGAAGTAAAAAAATTAAAAGAAGATGACAGAGTTCTTGACATATGCCCAGCATCTACATTAACAGATATAGTTACAAAACCTGTATATACTCAAACATCAACTGAGTGGAATAAAAGTGCTGGCTCAGGAACTAACCAAAAAAACTGGTCTCTTTTGAGATGTGTAGAAGGATCTCAAAGAAGTAATTGGGGAAGTAATGGAACTGCTCAAGTATCTGGAACAATTAATTTAACTAGTTCAGGAAGGAATGTAGATTTTATTTTAGTTGATGGGCACATAAATCCAGATCACCCAGAGTTTGCTAAAAATTCAGATGGCACTGGTGGAACTAGAGTTAACCAATTTAATTGGTATTCATTAACATCTTTAGTTACTGGAGGTGCAAATGGTACTTATGTGTATACTCCATACACTGATGTTGCAAATCAAGCACTAACTGCTGATAATAATCATGGGATGCATGTTGCAGGATCTGTAGCTGGAAATAGTCAAGGGTGGGCAAGAGATGTAAACATTTATAATATAAATCCCTATGTTTCAAGTTTAAATTCTTTAGCATCAGGGACCACTTATATCTTTGATTATATTAGAGCTTTTCATAATACTAAATCAATAAATCCAGCATTAGGCATAAAAAACCCTACAATTTGTAATAATAGTTGGGCAGCATTTTATCAAGTAACTAGATCAACCATAACAAATATCAATTGGAGAGGAACTAATTATACTTCATCATTTACTGATGGATTATTTAATTCAGTTGGACTTAGATATTATGATGCAACTAATGTGTACATTCCAGCTTTGATACCTGCTTTAATTGTAGATATAGAAGATGCCATAGCAGATGGAGTCATATTTGTTGGAGCTTCTGGAAATGACTCAACAAAAATAGATATTCTTGGAGGAGCAGACTATAATAATACTATAACTTGGTCTGGATTTACTATGAATTATAGTAGAGGAAATTATGTAACATCTTCAGGAAATGCTATATGCGTTGGTGCAGTAAGTGCACTAGTTAATGAATCTAAGGCAACATTTAGTAATTGTGGTCCAAGAGTTAATGTTTATTCTCCTGGAGATAATATTATTTCCTGTCTTCATAATGGAGTAGTTTATGGTGGATCTATTACTACAGTAAATGATCCTAGAGATTCTGCATATAAACTGGGAAAATATGATGGCACTAGCATGGCATCTCCACAAGTATGTGGAATACTTGCATCTGCACTAGAACAATACCCAAGAATGAAACAGTCTGATGCAGTTGATTATATAAAATATTATGCAAAATCAAATCAAATCACTGAGACTGGAAGAAGTACATTTACTTGGGATGTAACTAATAGTGGATCTAGTGATTATGTGTTTTCTGGATATAGTTCTGGTAATGATATTTCCATAACTGCTCAGGAAGGATCCATCCTTGTATTTAATGTAAATGCTGCTGGACATCCTTTTTGGATAAAGACAGCACAAGTTACTGGCACTGGAAGTCTAGTTACTACTGGAACCATAACTGGAAATGGAAGTGAATCTGATACAGTAACATGGAATACATATGGAGTAAAACCTGGAACCTATTATTACATCTGTCAATTCCATTCTACTATGTCTGGAACTATTACCATTACTGCAGCATACACTGACAACACTTCACTTCAAGGATCTGATAACCAGTTTATATTTTTTCAAAAAGACAGAACTGATTCTGGAGTTCTTCAACCAAGACCAACTTTTAAAAGTAGAAGTGTCTCTGGACAAGTTTGGCCAAGACAGCAAACTTTATATTATAAAAAATAAATCATTAAATACACATAGTTAGGAATTTTTAAAATGCTTGGTAATTATTTTTATCATAACTCAATCAGCAAAACAGTTGTTGCATTTGGAACTCTCTTTAATAATATTCAAGTGAGGCATAATGATGACGCTGGCAATCCTGTTTCTGCAATGAAAGTTCCATTAGCATATGGACCAATTCAAAAGTTTCTAGCTAGATTGGAACAAAATCCTTCTGGAGATAGAAAAGTAGCTACTACATTACCAAGAATGTCATTTGAAATGGTATCTATAGATTATGATTCTACTAGAAAGTCTGCTGCAATACAATCATTTAGAACCTCATTATCCACAGAAGGATCTGAAATGAGAAAGGTTTTTATGCCAGTTCCATACAATATTGGGTTTGAGTTAAACATTATTTCAAAAATTCAAGATGATGTTTTGCAAATAATAGAGCAAATATTGCCATATTTTCAACCATCTTTCAATGTGACAGTTAATATGATTCCTGAGATTAATGAGAAAAGAGATATCCCAATAGTATTGAATAGAATTGGTTTTAGAGATGATTATGAAAATGATTATACAACTAGAAGAATTATAAATTACACATTAAGCTTTACTGCAAAAACATATCTATTCAATGAAATTCCTAAAGATGATCAAGGACTTATTAAAAAAGTCCAAGTTGATTATGCTACTGATGCACTTAAAAATGCCAAGAGAGAAGTTAGATATGTTGCTACTCCAAAAGCATTAGAAGATTATAATGATGATGGAATTATAGATTCTACTGATGATGGATTAATTCCATTTGGAGATGATTTTGGATTTAATGAAACTAAAGAAGAATTCCAAGACTTTAAAACATTTAGTACATCTCAAGGAATTGATGTGGAGCCCTAATTTATGACTGAAAATTTTAGTGAAATAGAAGAATCATTAAATATAGAAACAAAAATTGTTTCTGTTGAACCTTGTGAGATAAAAAAACAAGAAGTTCCAGATGATCCACAAAAAGATTATGAGTATACTAGAGCAAATCTTTATAGTTTAATAAGTAAAGGTCAAGAAGCAATTGATGGCATTTTAGAGCTTGCTCAACAATCAAATCATCCAAGAGCATATGAAGTTGCTGGACAACTTATCAAATCTGTTGGAGATGTTAATGATAAATTGATGGACCTTCAGAAAAAAATGAAGGATTTGGATTCCCCACAAAAAGGACCTACTACAGTCAACAATTCTTTGTTTGTTGGATCTACTGCAGAACTATCTAAGATTATAAAGCAAGGACTTCTAAATAATAAAGAAGAATAATACCTAATATGAAAGATCCAAAAGGTCCTACAAAACCATACAGGTCTCCAGAGGAAATTGCTAAAAAACATAAAGTTCCTTTAGATGCAATTATTAGGCAAGTAAAAATGGGAACTAAAGTTGAAGGAGAGCACACTACTAGTAAGAGTGGTGCAAAAATTACTGCGTTGCAGCATGTAGATGAACTTCCAGATTACTATACTAAACTTAAGAAAGTAGAAAAAAAGAAACCCATGAAAGAAGAAACTACTTCAGAAGATCAATACGAAAAAGACACAAAATATTGTCTCCTCTGCAAAAAGAATGAGAATAGGGAAGAGTGTTCATGGGGTCCTTCTATGTGGGACAAATATACTATTGCTAAAATTAATCCAGCAAATGAATCAAAGATTCATGAAGATCACAAAGAAATTGCAAGTGGTAAGAAGAAGGATGACGAAGGATACATGGCAAGAGTTGAGTTTGATCAAATTGAAAGAGCAGTTAATATTTTAAGAAACCACATTAAAAAGAAAGATCAACAAATTCCTGCTTGGGTACAATCCAAAATTACCAGAGCAGCAGACTTTATTGATACTGCAGCAGAATATATGTCAAGTGATGAGGAGGTTTCTGAAGGCATGAATATGAAAGACTTTAAAGCACAACGCAGTAAAGTTAACAGAAGTCAAAAAAGAGCCTCAGAAAAAATTTCACCAGGACGCAGAGCAGGTATTCACAATCCATCAGCATCTCCAGAAAGAGCAGCAAGGCATCGTGCTAATGTAGATCCTGACTTTGATGGTAATGATGAAAGAAACTATCCAGGTGGTAATTTAAAAGCAAAGAAAGTTCGTAAAGCAAAGGCATTAGGAGAGTTGGGAGAGGGTATATCTTATAGTGACTTCATCACAGAAGTTGCTGCATGGCAAAGAAAAGAAGGTAAAAATAAAGAAGGTGGATTAAATGAGAAAGGAAGAAAATCATATGAACGAGAAAATCCTGGTAGTGATTTAAAAGCACCACAACCAGAAGGTGGTCCTCGTAAAAGATCTTTCTGTGCTCGCATGGGTGGAATGAAAGGTCCTATGAAAGATGAAAAAGGACGTCCAACAAGAAAGGCATTAGCACTTAGAAAGTGGAAGTGTTAATAATTTATGAGTAATCAAGATATCTATTTGGGGAATCCCCTTTTAAAAAAGGCAAATACCTCAATTGAATTTACTGAAGAACAAATCAAAGAATTTATTAAATGTAAAAATGATCCAGTATATTTTGCAAAAAATTATGTTCAAATTGTAACACTAGATTATGGTCTTCAACTATTCAAACCTTATATCTTTCAAGAGAAGTTAATTAAAAACTTCCATGAACATAGATTCAACATTTGTAAGATGCCTCGTCAAACAGGTAAGTCTACAACTGTTGTTTCTTATCTTTTGCATTATGCAATTTTTAATGACAATACAAATATTGCAATTCTTGCCAACAAAGCATCAACTGCAAGGGATTTGCTTAATAGATTGCAAACTGCATATGAAAATTTACCCAAATGGTTACAGCAGGGCATTTTAGCCTGGAACAAAGGTTCCATGGAATTGGAAAATGGATCAAAAATATTAGCTGCTTCTACTTCTGCATCTGCTGTTCGTGGTGGATCTTATAATATTATATTCCTTGATGAGTTCGCATTTATTCCAAACCATATTGCAGACCAATTCTTTGCTTCTGTTTATCCTACTATCTCGTCTGGTACAAAAACTAAAGTAATTATGGTTTCAACCCCTCATGGGATGAATCATTTTTATAGATATTGGCATGATGCAGAAAGAGGTAAAAATCAATATGTAGCAACAGAAGTTCATTGGTCAGAAGTTCCAGGAAGAGATTCTGAATGGAAAAAGCAAACTATTGCAAACACTAGTGAACAACAATTTAAAGTAGAATTTGAATGTGAATTTTTAGGATCAGTAGATACTTTAATTGCTCCAAGTAAATTAAAAAGTCTAGTATATGATGATCCAATAAAAAGAAATAAAGGATTAGATGTTTATCTAGAATATAAAGAAGGGCATGATTATCTAATTACTGTTGATGTTGCAAGAGGAGTTGGTGGAGACTATTCTGCTTTTGTAGTGTATGACATAACTGAGTTTCCACATGTTATAGTAGCAAAATATAGGAATAATGAAATTAAACCTATGATTTTCCCAAACATTATTCATGAGGTTGCAAAGGCATATAATAATCCATTTATTTTATGTGAGGTGAATGATGTTGGAGATCAAGTAGCAGCAATCATTCAATATGATTTAGAGTATCAAAACCTTCTTATGTGTTCTATGAGAGGTAGAGCTGGACAAATTGTTGGACAAGGTTTTTCTGGAAAGAAAACTCAACTTGGACTTAAGATGTCTAAGACAGTTAAAAAGATTGGATGTCTTAACTTAAAGACAATGATTGAGGAGGATAAACTTATATTCAATGATTATGAAATTATTAGTGAACTAACAACTTTTATACAAAAACATAATTCATTTGAAGCAGAAGAAGGTTGTAATGATGACCTTGCTATGTGCTTGGTGATCTATGCTTGGTTAGTTGCTCAAGATTATTTTAAAGAACTTACTGAGCAAGATGTAAGGAAAAGACTATATGAAGAACAAAAGAATCAAATAGAACAAGATATGTCTCCATTTGGATTTATTGTTGATGGGACAGAGAGAACTGCAGTAGAAGTAGATGCTGAAGGTGATGTTTGGCATACAGATGAGTATGGAGATATGGCATATATGTGGGACTACGGGTAAACTTGGAAATTTATAAATACTTTTAGAGCAAAACTGAAGCATTAGAGGAGTCAACATGGCTTTAAGCTTATCATCTCCAGGGATTAGCGTAAGAGAAGTAGATCTAACTAGAGGTGGTATTCAAAATACCACTTTAATATCTGCAGGAATTGCAGCGCCTTTCGCTAAAGGACCTGTTAATCAAATTATTACTATTAGAAATGAAGATGAATTAAAAAGAGTTTTTGGAACTCCATCTAACAATGATTATCATTATGAGCATTGGTATTCAGCATCAAACTTCCTTTCATATGGAGGAAGTTTAAAAGTAGTAAGATGTAATGGAACTAATCTCAAAAATGCTAATGCTGGGGTTGGAGTAGGATCTACTGCACTTAAAATTGAAAATTATGATGTTTATAAAGCATCTTATGAAAATTCAACCTCATTCTATTGGGCAGCAAGAGAACCTGGATATTGGGCAGAAGAGTTAAAAGTTTGTTTCATTGACTACCTTGCAGACCAAACTCTTTCTGGAATCAATACTACTGGAGTCAGTGTTGGTTATGGGGTTACTCAAGCATTAACTGGAACTATTGCTGGTGTTGGAACAACTTCAGTAGCATCTGGGTTCTTAAAGGGAATTATTACTGGAGTGGGATCTTCAGAACTTTATGTTAGAGTAGTTTCTAAAGTTGTTGGTGGTGTAGAGACTACCCAAAACTACACAGAAAACAGTTCTTATTCATTCGCAGCAACATCATTAAATATAGTTAATAATTCTGGGACCACAGCAACAGCAGCAACTCCATCTAATGTTAATGATTGGTATAATAGTCAAAATATCTTAGACATTGCAAAAGGTGATTCTGCAACTATTCCATGGAAGAGTATTGCTCCAAAACCAACCACTAATGCTTATGTGACAGAAAGAGGTGGTTCTAATGATGCAATGCATATTGTTGTTATTGATAGTAAAAAGTCAGGAAACATTTCAGGAACATCTCAAACTATTCTTGAAAAGTTTGTAAACCTATCAAAAGCTACAGATGCTACAATTTCTCCATCAACTAAAATCTATTATAGAGATTATATTGGATTAAATTCTAGATACATTTTTGCAGGCAAATCTCTTGGAAATGCTACAGATTCTTACTGGGGCATAGATCCAGTTGCAGTTAAATTCTCATCTGCATTTACTGTACAATCAGAAACTGCAGGATATTGGGGAGTAGAATCAGAAAATACTACATTTAATTCAATTGGTAATGCTTCATTCATTTTAAGTAATGGTAAAGATTATAATGGAGCAGAAGGAGGATTCTCTGTATCACTATCAGATCTTACTACTGCATATGATAGATTTGCTAATGATGCTGAAGTAGATATTACTTATTTACTACAAGGTGGAGCTTCTTTAAGTAAGCAAGAGGAGCAAGCTAAAGCTAACAAACTTATTAGTATTGCAGAATCTAGAAAAGATTGTATTGCATTTATTTCTCCATCTAGGGATACTGTTGTAAATGTTACTCCACAATCTACACAACTTGACAATGTTCTTTCATTCTTTAGTCCATTAACATCTTCATCATATGCAGTGTTTGATAGTGGATATCAATATGTTTATGATAGGTTTAATCAGCAGTTTGTTTACATCCCATGTTCATCAGACATTGCAGGAGTCTGTGTCAGAACTGATATTAATCAATTCCCTTGGTATTCACCAGCAGGAAAAACTAGAGGTTCTCTGAAATTCACAATTAAATTAGCATACAACCCAGGACAATCTGATAGAGATGAGCTATATGCTCAAAGAATTAATCCCATTATTTCTTCTCCAGGGTCTGGAATTATCCTATTTGGAGATAAAACTGCACTATCTTATCAATCTGCATTTGATAGAATTAATGTTAGAAAACTCTTTATTGCTATTGAGCAAGCAGTTGCATCTGCTGCAGATGATCAATTATTTGAATTTAATGATGCAACCACAAGAGCAAACTTCATTAACATTGTTGAACCATACTTAAGAGATGTACAAGTTAAGAGAGGAATTAGTGATTACTTATTAATTTGTGATGAATCAAACAACACTCCAGATGTAATTGATAGAAATGAATTTATTGCTGACATTTATGTGAAACCTGCAAGATCAATTAACTTTATTGGTCTTACATTTGTTGCCACCAGAACTGGGGTTTCATTTGAGACAGTTGTAGGTACAGTTTAATTTAAATAGGAGAAACTAACATGGCTAGATTTCAAGACAGAACTATTGATGCCTTTAAAACAAAATTAAAGGGTGGTGGTGCACGCAGCAACTTATTTGAAGTTACTTTTGACAGTAGTAATTCTGGAGCAAGTGGTGGTGTTCCCAGTGGAAGATTTTTCCAAGAAATTGGAATTTCATTTGATCAGGGAGATCTAATGATGATCAAGGCAGCTAGTATGCCTGCATCAACTATTGCTGAAATTCCAGTTCCTTTTAGAGGTAGAACTCTTAAGATTGCTGGAGACAGAACCTTTGATGTTTGGACAATCACAGTCATTAATGACACTGATTTCAAATGGAGAAGCTTTTTTGAAAGATGGATGAATTACATCACTAAAGTATCTGATGGGTCTGGAACTATCGCTCCTGCTGATTACATGACAGACATGAGTGTTTCCCAACTCTCAAGAGGTCCTGTAGGTGCATTAGCAACCAGAGGAGAACAGAATGCCACTGAAATTCAAGTTTTGAGAAAGTACACAGTTCATAGTGTATTCCCAACCAGTGTTTCTGCTATTGATTTATCATACAACAATGAAAATGAAATTGAAGAATTTACTGTAGATCTTCAAGTTCAATGGTGGGAAGCTAATGATGCTGCAGGATTAGCTAACTCCAGCATAGTCTAAATACTATTACAGTTTAAAATTATACAATGGCAAGACTTTTTGGGTTTTCACTTGAAGACGACAATAAATTACCAAAGGAAGCTATCTCCCCCGTCGCAGATAATAATGAGGACGGGGTTGATTATTATTTAACTAGTGGTTTTTATGGTCAATATGTAGATATTGAAGGCGTTTATAGAAATGAATATGATTTAGTGAAAAGATATAGAGAGATGGCACTTCATCCTGAATGTGATAGTGCTATTGAAAATGTCGTCAATGAAGCTATTGTAAGCGATCTTAATGATTCTCCAGTTGAAATTGAACTAAGCAATCTAAATGCTAGTGATGGATTAAAGAAAATTATTAGAGAAGAATTTAAATACATTAAAGATCTCATGGATTTTGATAAAAAATCCCATGAGATCTTTAAGAATTGGTACATAGATGGAAGAATTTTATATCATAAAGTTATAGATTTAAAAAAACCAGAAGAAGGTATCCAAGATATTAGATTTATGGATGCTTTGAAAACTAAATTTATCAGAAAGGAAAAGAAAAGATCTGATAATTATGCTTCAGTTTATAACAACAAACAAGAAGCTTCTGATTTCAATGAGCCAGAAATAGAAGAATATTTTCTATATTTTCCTCTAGGAACTATTCAAAAAACTGCTGCAGCAAATAAAGGAATTCCAATTGCAAAAGATGCAGTTACCTTTGTAACATCTGGTCTTGTAGATAGAAACAGACAACTTACTCTTTCATATCTACATAAAGCAATTAAAGCACTCAATCAATTAAGGATGATTGAAGATGCTCTTGTTATATACAGAATTTCTAGAGCACCAGAAAGAAGAATCTTTTACATTGATGTTGGCAACCTACCTAAGGTAAAGGCAGAGCAATACCTTAGGGATGTTATGAATCGCTATAGAAATAAACTAGTGTATGATGCAAGCACTGGTGAGATGAGAGATGATAAGAAGTTTATGAGTATGATGGAAGACTTCTGGTTGCCTCGTAGAGAAGGTGGCAGAGGGACTGAAATCACTACACTTCCTGGTGGTCAAAATCTAGGAGAACTGACTGATGTTCATTATTTCCAGAAAAAACTATTCAGAGCACTGAATGTTCCAGAATCTAGAACTGCATCTGATGGTGGGTTTAATCTAGGAAGATCATCTGAAATTCTTAGAGATGAATTGATGTTTGGTAAGTTTGTAGGAAGACTAAGAAAGAGATTTAGCAATATCTTTCATGATATGCTTAAAACTCAGTTAATCCTAAAAAATATTGTAACCCCAGAAGATTGGGATAAAATGAGTGATCATATTCAATATGATTATCTCTATGATGGACATTTCTCAGAATTAAAAGATACTGAGTTAATGAATGAAAGACTTAATCTTATGGTTGCAATTCAACCTTATATTGGAACTTACTACTCTAGAGATTATGTAAGGAGAAAAATCTTAAGGCAAACTGATCAAGAAATCTTTGATGAAGATAATCTAATGAAGCAGGAAATTGAAGATGGATTATATATGGATCCAAAATTAATGCCCCCAGTTGGTCCAGATGGAATGCCTTTAGATCCAATGGCAGCAGGTAATCAAACTATTGGAGCTAACCCAAAAGAACCTCAAATTACTGGAGCAGATAAAGCAACTTCAATAAATGTCAAGGGAGCTGAGATATAAATACAATTAAACTACTTATTTTTTATGGAATCTACTGCTGAATTAATGGATATGGTACTTACTGATGGTTCACCAGAAGAAGTGTCAGATAAAATTAAACAAATTTTATTTTCAAAGTCCTCACAAATTATTGATGACTTGAAACCTCATGTTGCTCAAGATATGTTTGGTCAAACTTTTGATCAGGAGTAATAAGTGGATGAAATTAACAACGAGTTAATTGAATTTTTTAAGACCATAAAGACTGCTAAAAAAGAAAAGGAAGAAGAAACTAAGTCTCTTATTGGAGATTCTTTAGAAAATTTTTTCACAACAGTAAAAGTTGCCAAAAAAGAAACCAAAGATGAGTTTCAAGAAATAATTGGCAACTCTTTTCTGGAGGATTTTGTAAAGCCTTTAGCAAAAGATTATAAACAAATTAAAGAACAAGTTGTAGAGATACAAACAGAAATACAAGAGGAATTAGAAAAGGAAGAAGAAGTTCAAGAAGTACAAGAAGAACCCAAAAAAGAACAGACATTGATTGAAAAATCTTTGGGTCTTTTGTCTGAACCTTCTAATAAAAAAATGCAAAATGATCCTCTAACTCCATTAGACCAAAAGTTCGCAACACTTGAAGATTTACAAAAACATTACAGCACTTTCCTTTCTCGTATTCAACAACAACTTTCCACATTAGGTGGAGGTGGAGAAACTCGTTTAAGA